TTTAAATACTGTTAAGTATGAAATCTTACGTCAACTTACTAATCTAAATGCAGACTCAAACAGAAAACAAGGTCAATCCTAAACTTGCCGCATCTTTTGGTGGTACAGTAGAGAAAGACATTCCCGAAAATGTAGAGTGGATTGATGATGCCTTTTACATCAAAGAGACCCGATTTGGTCTGTATACATCTATTCTAAAAAACCCTTTGGGTCAACATTTTATCACAGGTGCAACAAAAGATGGTGTGATTACCATGTCAAGATGGCATCTTATGTGTATTCAAGATGATTCTTTACAAGATTATAGTCGTGTAATCAATTCTGGAGTTGTAGGAGGAAAACTATGAGTAAAAAGAAGATGACTAACTCTAAAGGTGATACCTTTGAGTGGGAAGAAACTGAAGAAATGCGTAAAGCAGTAGAACGACTGCATCAAACATATCGTGAAATTAGTAAACTAGAGGAAAAAGCACCTGATTATGGTGTTGGCAAATAGTTGACATATTAAGTAGTATAAATTAAACTGTTATTCAATACATTTAACACTAATGAGCACTTATTCTGTTACTCTCCGCACACCCGATGGTTCGGAGACTACTATTGATGTTCCTGATGATTCATATATTCTAGACTCTGCTGAAGAGCAAGGTATTGATCTTCCTTATTCATGTCGTGCAGGTGCATGTTCATCCTGTGCAGGTAAAATTGTAAGTGGCACTATTGATCAGAGTGATCAATCGTTCCTTGATGATGATCAAATTGAAGCAGGATTTGCTTTGCTGTGTGTGTCATATCCTACCAGTGATTGTGTAGTTGAAACCGAAAAAGAGGAGGAACTCTACTAATAAATATTACATACTGTCAATGTATGTAACATGGAGGATAAAAAAGCTTGTAAAACTATCATCAAACGTGCTAAAAAACACCCTGACTGGTATACAGCAGAGGAAGTAAGTTACGTTAAAATGATGAAGAAATTGATCAAGAAAAAAAACAAGGAGTCTAAAAATGACGAATGATTTCTTAGATAACATTGCTAATGATCAACATCAAAAAATGCTTCGTGAAATTGCACATGAAGATCTAGAAACTGTTTGGAAACAAATGGATGAAATTGAACCATTAACTCCTGTAAACCTAAACGAAAGAAAAGATTAAATTCCTAACTAATTGTGAAATGCTATGTTAGCATGTCATCACATTTAGGAGATTGCCTATGACTCTACCAAAAGACAAAAAACTCAAGCATGAACATATTGAGTCTATGAAAATTGCGGTGGAGCAGGCAGATATTCGTGCCATTCACCCTGAAAAAATGGAAGAATTTGCTGAATATCTTGTTCAAAAGGCAAGGACACAAGAATAAATGTCACAAGACCCCTTGCGAGGGGTCTTTTTTTATGGCATAATTACTATAGTTGGAGAACTTTGATGAAACTTATTGCAGCACTATTGTTGATCGGTGCTACAACTGCTCCCGCATTTGCTGGTGGTCCTGCAACGGGATATAGATCTAGGGGTGGTTATGCTGAGCAGGAAAAGTGTTACAAGAGAGAATATCGGGAAGAATATATTCCAGGAACAATGAATAATCCGGGTTATGTAAAACGATATAATAAAAAAGTACAAGTTCCTTGTGAAAGAGAATATATCCCTCAGACTTTTCCTCATCATCACTATGAAGAACCACATCCCAACTTGGGTAATGTGGATAACAATTCCTGTAGAGAAGGTACAGTAGCAGGTGGACTTTTGGGTGGTGCATTAGGTGGAGTTCTGTCCACTAAAGATAACTGGATCTGGGCAATTCCTACTGGTATTGTTAGCGGTGCTATGGTAGGGTGCCAGGTGGACGGTGGTTGAAGTGTCCACTTTTGATACCATCCACTCTGATCTCGTGTATATTAAAAGAGTCAAAGGAAAACCACTCATGGCAACTCGTTCACGCATCGGCATCGAACTTAAAGACGGTTCTATTCTGTCTGCTTATCATCACTGGGATGGTTATCCGCAGTGGTTGGGTCGCATCTTGAACACACATTACAACTCTCGTCAACAGGCAGCAGATCTGATTGACGGTGGTGACATGTCATCTTGCTGGAGTAATGAGTGCTGGACTGGTAAAGAGATTGCTCCTTATGTGAAAGAGATTAAAGAAACCGCAGAATATGCACCTCAATACTATTCACAACGTGGTGAAGATTGCCCTCCTCGTTATGATCAAACCAAAGAAGAGTTTCTGTCTGATGGTGAAGAATACTCTTATATTTTCACGAGTGCGGGTTGGGTATGCTATGATATGAACTCATTCAACGATAACGACCCCGAAATCGTTGGAATCCCTTCTGGTAACCTTGCTGTTTGATTACATGACCGAACAAGAAAAGAAGCACTACGAACAAATTGCACTGGAATTCTGGATGCAAATTGAAAAAGAGGCAGAGATGCTAGAACTGCCTATTGACTACTACCTTGAAGAGTTCTTCTGTTCGTGATATAATCTATGAGTAATCTACCGAGGACAATGACGCAAAAGTATTTCTACATTGTGGACCACTTCATTCCTTTTCCCACAAGTGAATATGGTGGTGTTTGGAATGTTATTGCTGAAAGTGATGAAGAATGTTTCAATCTTATCACTGACACTGATGATGGTTTCAATCAACAATACTATGGAAACCTGCGTGAAAACATTCTAAAGTCACGCACATATGCGTTGGCAGAGGATCTTGAGTCAACTATTGTGGAGGAATTTACTACATGATTGGCAATCTTGAACCTGAAGAACATGTTATGGAGCAATCAGTAATGTATCCTGGTGATATGTTGGGACGACTTTCTATTGCATTGGAGCAACTAGATTGGGATCGTGAGGATGAGATTGTCGTCAAGATTGGTGGCACTCAAGTAAGTGGAATTGATGTAGGTGAGGAGTATAACAAAAAGTGGCAATCTCCGATTGGCACTCGTAAATATAACAAAGATGCTTTTATTGTAATTGAAAACCTCTCACGAAATCCGGTCAAATCTTCTCAACCTTTTGGAGAAGGCGAGTTCAAACCTAGGCATCCGCACAAAAAAGATGAAACCTGATATGATTGTGGGGTGGAAACAACACCTCAAAAATGGTAATGTGTGGAAAGTAGAGATTGAGTTGGGGATTCAAGACACCCCAGGACAAGATGTTTACACATATACTGTGGAGGTTTATGTAGTGGCACCTTCACAATCTCTTGCCCAATACATTGCCTCTACAATGTATCCAGATCACGAATTTTTGTGTGTTAGTGATGAACCTGTGCGATCTGCCCCATGATTTCCCCCATCAACCCCCAGAGAATTACTCCTACGAGGTCACACAATTCAAAAGCAATGTTCTTGCTATTTGGTTACGGGATCATCGTGAGTATTCTTACACTACTGATGATGTTAGGACTATTTGGGGATTCTACAACATCAAAAAAGGAGAATACATTGCCCCAATCAATGCAAAGAAACCTGGCAAAGTAGTAGACATTACTAAAACAAGGTCTTATACTTCTATGCAACTGAACCTGAACCCTCTTGAATATGCATTATATTCCTAAAATTAATGATTATGTTTCTTGGCGTAACATAGAGGGTTGGGTTTATTATGTTGATGAAGACCACATCACCATTGAGATTGCTGTCAAACCAAAAGAAGATAATTTGGTGCCCATGCACAAAAAACATCACTGCTTAGTTGTGGTTCAAAAGTTTCAATATGATGAACTTGAGTATGTTAATTCACGGAGATTTTGTAATCCATCTAATCTAGATGAGATGGAAATATATGTTAGAAATTTTAATGATGACACATACAAATCACAAGAGCATCGGTATTCTGACCCGTGAATAAATTATGGACTATTTGGAAGTATTCATTAGGTAGTTTCAGTGACACAAAAACAGAAAATTATGATGATTGGGTTGCTGTCATTCGCACCTGTATATTTGTTAGTTACATGGTCACTAACACTTTTATTGTATCTGGAGTAATCAGACATTGGAATGATGTACCGAGTGATTTATCAAAAACCGAAGAAAAAAGGATTTGCAAAACAAACAGCAACGTTCTATAAAATTGAAGATGCTGTATTTTGGGAACAGCATGTAAAGAACAATCTTAATGCAGTGGACACTCAGATTACTGTCCACTAATCTGCCACAAGACGACAATCTTCTGTATATTAAAAGAGTCAAATAAATGAATGACATGAGTTACACAATGGAACAGTTCAATCAAGACAAAGAAACTCTTCTCAACTTGATTGCTGATTGTGAAGAACTTGAAATGAAAGAAAACTATGATGAGTATTTCATCAAGTGCGACGAATTTGCTCAAACTGATTACACTGTCTGATGAACTTTCCTACCTCTACTGTCAACGTCCTGCCTCATCTTGATGAACTTCGTGATACCTGGAGGCAACAAGATTTCAGGTTCACTAAAGATCAACAAGAACAATATGATATGTTGATGCAAGCACGTCGGGAACGTGTTGCATGGTTCTATGAAACAAAACGGGTACAGATTGGACCTAAAGTAATTAAAAAGGTCGAGGACGAACAAGAAGACCAAGACAGTTAAACAAGTGGCACAGAGGGTCTCCTAGGGGTCTCTCTGTGCTTTATAGTATATTCATCAACAGAACACACATGATTACCCTTCGTCCACATCAGGAACGCATCATCAAACGCCTTAGTTTTTACAACAAAGGTCAGGTGATTGTTCCTACTGGTGGTGGTAAAACACTGACGATGATTATGGATGCTAAATCTTCCATGGATCGTTGCAATAGTGGTGTGACGACTGTTGTTGTTGCTCCTCGCATTTTGCTGGCAGAGCAACTGTGTTCTGAATTTATGGAGGTCATTGATCCTAACAACAGTGACCCATATTTGCATGTGATGCACGTTCACAGTGGTGAAACTCATTACGTCAGCACAACTAAAGCAGACAAAATTCATTTGTATGCAAACTGTGCTCGCACTATGGGTGAGAATGTTATCATCTTCACCACCTACAATTCTCTCCATCGTATCATGGAGGCAGATATTGAGGTGAACAACATCTATTTTGATGAAGCACATAACAGTGTAAAGAAGAACTTCTTCCCTGCCACTGAGTTCTTTCTTGAGAACGCAGATCGTGCATATTGTTATACTGCCACTCCTAAACATTCTCTTACACCTAAGAAACCTGGCATGAATTGGAGTGTTTATGGTCAGGTTCTTGTGAATGTTCCTGCTCCTGAGTTGGTTGATGGTGGTTATATTCTTCCTCCTAAAGTTGTAGTCAAGCAACTGCCTATGATTAAAGGTCGCAAGGTAATGTATGCTGATGATTGTGACAATCTGATTGAAACCATTGATGATAATAACATTGACAAAACTTTGATCTGTGCTCGCACAACAAAGCAGATTATCAATCTTCTGACTCACTCTGACTTCTGTGCTGAGTTGTATCAACGTGGATATTCTTGGATGACGATTACATCTAAGACTGGTGCAATTATTGATGGCAAGAAAGTTGATCGTGAAAAGTTCTTCAACACACTGAACACTTGGGGCAAAGATCCTGAGAAAAAGTTTGTTGTTATTCACCACAGCATTTTGTCTGAAGGTATCAACGTGAGTGGACTGGAAGCAGTCATCTTCATGCGTAATATGGATTACATTGGTATCAGTCAGTCTATCGGTCGTGTTATCCGACTGGGTGGATCTGACAAGACATTTGGTTTAGTTTGTGTTCCAACTTATGACTCTGTAGGTATCAGCACTGCGCGAAAAGTTCAGGCAGTTGTTGATGTTGTCTTCAATCAAGGTCAACCTGCGATCAGTGAGATCCGCAGGTAGACAGTTGGTCAAAGTGTCCACCATTCTCCCCATGGGAGTCGATCCCGTGTATATTAACAGAATCAACGGAACACACCATGCACCTGATTGATTCTCTTGAGAGCAACACTGACTGGGGTAAAATCTTCGGTGTTGTTGATTCTCTATACAACGACAAAGGATTTTCTTCCAATGCTGATAACTTTGCCCGTGCAACTGCTGTAGAAAAAGCAATCGCAAAGTTCTCAGATTTGGTTCGTGTGGATCAAACTGGTTATGATTTCACCTTTGGTGATGAAAAGATTGAACTGAAAATGGGTAAGAATTTGTTCTACAAACGAAAGGACATTCATGCCACTAAAAAGTTCAAAGTAAAGTCTTTCCTGAGTGAGAAGAAAACTGTAGAAGATTTCCGTCAAAGTAAAACTTTTGACTATATGATGGTGATTGATTTAACAGCACGTCGTGTGGTAATTGTTGAAGACGAGAAAGCAAGATCTCTTTATCAGGAAGGTGCTGATGGTGCCATGATTGAACTGAAGTTGGGTGACTATTACGAGTGTGATCTGGGTGATTTTGATGTTACTGAACCACCCACATCTTTGTCTAAATCTATCAACAAAGCAATCGAGGGTTATCTGGACTTCTGACCAGTTCATGAAGTGGCACACAACCACTTGATTTTTCCATGAATCTATGCCATATTAAGAGCATGAAAAACACACATCTCCAACACCCCGAAGATTCTATCCTGACGGGTGATCTTTCTGTCCTTGATTGGATGCTCTCCGATGGTGCTTTGTCCGTCAAGATTGATGGTGCTCCTGCTATTGTTTGGGGCACAAATCCTGCTACTGGTAACTTCTTTGTAGGTACAAAAAGTGTCTTTAACAAGAAACTTATCAAGATCAATGAATCGCATGATGACATTGATAAAAATCATAGTGGGTTTGTTGCTGATATACTACACCATTGCTTTGATTGCCTTCCTGATTTCGACGGGATTGTTCAAGGTGATTTTATCGGGTTTGGTGGTGATGATACTTTTCGCCCCAATACGATTACTTACATTTTTGATGAAGTTATTCAACAGGATGTAATCATCGCACCGCATACATTCTATGCAACTGATGGTGAATTGAAAGATGCATATGTTATCCGTGAATCTTTCTCTTTTGATGATACTGAGTCTTGCAAGTTTGTGAAACCTGACGCATGGATTATCAGTGATGATTATGAGTTTGAAGATGTGATTGCATTTGCAAAACAAATGTCAACAATGTGTGAGTTCTTGACTGACAAGCAATCTGCAAAAGTTCAGAAGCAACTTAACACCTGCATCAAATATGGGATTGAGATTGATGACATGGCACAAGAAGTCATGGCAAACTTCAATGATATTGACGTGAATGTTCTGTATTTGTGGTCACTCGTCAAGTCAATCAAGGATGATATGTTGTATTGTATGCGGAATGATGGTCCAGAAGCATACATTGACGGTCAACAATGTAGTGGTGAAGGTTATGTCATGTCCAATGATTATGGCATGTTCAAGTTAGTTGATCGGTATCAATTCTCTAGAGCAAACTTTAACAATAGTCGGTTT